CTTGAAGATGCTATTTCGTATCAATCAGAGATTGCAGAAAAAGTTACAGGTGTTGCAGAAGCACTAGGCGAAATTGGTGATATAAATGGTAAGCCTAGCACGTTTTATGAAACTTCTAAAGAAGCATACGAACACAGACAAAATGTTGAAGGCTTGAAGCAAGCATGGTCATCTAAGAAAGACGAAGAAGATCCTTATCAAGCACAAATTGACGATTTAGAAAATAGTGCAAAACAAGAAATTAACTGGGAACAAGTAAACACACTAACCTCTCTAAAAGAGCACCAAGAGTTTTTACTTAAATTATTAACAAACAAAGATTCGTTTATACGTAAGAAAATTATAGATCAAAACTTAGCATATCTAAACAACAGACTTACATACTATCTTGACAAACTAGGCCTACCGCATAGTGTTACATTCTTAAATGACCTATCTGTAGAAATTACACAATTAGGACAAGATTTAGATTTTGACAATTTGTCAAGAGGTGAGCGTAACAGACTTATACTTGGTATGAGTTTTGCGTTTAGAGATGTTTGGGAAAGTTTGTATCAAAATATAAACTTATTGTTTATTGATGAACTTATTGATAGTGGTATGGACAGTAACGGTGTTGAAAACAGTCTTGCTGTTCTTAAAAAGATGGGTAGGGAACGTGATAAAAATATCTATCTAATATCTCACAAAGACGAACTAATTGGTAGAGTTAACAACGTTCTTAAAGTTGTAAAAGAAAACGGATTTACAAGTTATGAGAACGACGTTGAAGTAGTAGAATGATCGATGACACACATGACAAATTAATCAAAGCGTACTTAGAGTACTTTGACGAAAACGAGAAGTTTGAAAAACGTAATTCTGTACGTACTCACGCAAGTGCAAGACGTGCATTAAGACAGTTGCGAACATTAGCAAAACAGCGAATGGACGAAATACACGAAAAACATAAAGGCAAAACTCAGAACTAATCCAAATCTTAATGAGTGCTAGGTAAGTACCATTATGAGCTGGACATACAAAGGCAAAAAAATAACCAAAATTCCTGAAGAGTATGAAGGCTTCGTATATCTAATTACTAATAAAAAAACAGGGCAAAAATACATAGGCAAAAAACTAGCAAAATTTAAAACTACTAAACCTCCTTTAAAAGGAAGAAAAAATAAACGTAGAGGCTATAAAGAATCTGACTGGCAAACATATTATGGAAGTTCAGACAGACTAAATGCAGATGTAAAAGAACTAGGCGAAAAACACTTCACAAGAGAAATATTATACCTATGTAAAGGTAGGGGCGAAATGTCCTACATAGAG